CCCCATCCTGAACAGCTTCAATAATTTGAGTTTTTTCTTCTTCTGTTATATCTGAAGTATCAATTGATTGAAAAACCTGTGTGGCTTGTTCTTGCGTTATTTCTTGCAAAACATCTTTATTTGTAGCCAAATCAACAGCTTCTTCTGTTGTTATAGTTTCTGTAATTTCAGGAATAGTTGTCGTTGTTGGTATTGTTGTTGGGATTGGTAGTGTTGTTGTCGTTGTACTTGACAATGTTGTTGTCGTTAAACTTGGTGTAATAATCAGTGTAGTGGTAGTGTTTGGAATAGTCGTTGTGGAGGTTGTTGTAGATGTTGTCGTGGTTTGTTGCACCGTGGTTTCTGGTACCGTGGTTGTTTGCTCTACCGTGCTTGACGATAACAATATTGTTGTACTGGTGGTTTGAGGAATAGTAGTAGTCGTTGTAGTTGTTGTAGTGGGCGGAGTAGGGTCAATCACCACGGCATCAACAGTTGCCTGGGGTCCGTACATACAGGACCCAGCACCCTCTCCGACGCATGGGGCTGTCCCTGCCTGAATCTTAAATCTCACTGGTCCGTATCCAGTTGTTCCAGGCCACATCCATGGGCCGAGGCTGTATGAAGTATTTACGGCGTATGTCCACACCCCCCAACCACCAGCTTCTACCCCATCAACCAGGTCATGAAACAAAATGTTGTACATATATGGGGCAGTGTTGCTTGGTGTTGGGGCGTTCCAACTCAAAACAACATTTCCATCGTTGTCTGCTACCGCTGTGAGATTTTGAACAGAGTTAAAGTATGGCGCTATCGTTGTGGTTGTAGTACTGGTAGTAGTCGTGGTTGGCGCAACGACAGTCTTCGTAAAAGCAGAGGCGGGAACCACCTGCCATCCCGAACCTATATCCCAGTAGAGAGTCGTATTGGCTCCGCCACCATTTTCGTAATACCAATATGTGATTGGCTTGGAAACTCCAGCGCTAAAAGAAACGTACTGTGACGGGTTGCCCCAGCCGCCCTTGTCAACCCAGTTGTTGTCTATCAAAACATTATCTATATAGAGTTTGGTTCCGTCATCCGCAGCAGGCAAGAACCTGAACGAGCCTGTCACGGGCAGGGTTATGTGACCTTCATACTTAACAATAAAGTCTTCGGACAGGTTGAACAGCGGTGCACTGTCAAAGTTTTGATTAATCTGAGTGAGGGTGGTGGTTCCAACGACCGGACGACCGGTGACCGTGGGGAGTGGAGGCGAATTGTTGTAGCCAAAATTGTTGTAAACGGTTACAGTAAGTCCTGGTTCGGCTTGGGCAGAGGCAAAAAAAAATGGGAAAAAAACAGATGTAAAGCAAGCAACAATTAAAGGCATTAATTTTCTTTTTAATCCAATCACACATTTATTTTATATGATCTTGAATTAAATAGAAAATGTATTAAACGAACTCAACTCCACTAATGATATAAGTTATATTTGCAACATTGGCACTTACATATATTGATGATGAAGCGTTCATCACAATAGATGCATCATAAGAAATTGTTTCATTGCCAGCAACTGTAAAATTAGACATAATTTTATTGTTAGCAGCCGCTGCCCCTCCTGAGGGAACTATGTGAACATTGCATAGAATAGTTGACGATCCGGTATTGCAAATATTGATATTTCTTACAATAGAGTACGATCCGGTATTGGCGCTTACAGTGTATACATTTGAACCACTGTCGCTTCCTATATATAAATTTTTAGGCGTTAAATTTGGCATTATATCCCCATCAAAGAAATTATAGCATTATCGTTTGTTGCAGTATTCATATACTGAACCGTTGTCGCATCCAACACATGATCAACTAAATCTCCACTTGAATGAGAGCTGGCCGTAGTGCCATCATACCCCCGCTGTTGAACAGTAAAGGTGTCGGTTGTTCTAGAGGAACACAGAACCTTTTCTTCCCCAGCTGTGCCCTTGCCAATAACAATAACAAATGGATTTCCAGAACCCCCATTAGGGAATGTTGATCCGTCTATTACAGAAAAAGAGTTGGCTGTATTTGATATATTTGCGGCTAATTGTGTTTTTAACACTCCGCCATTAAACTCTCTTCTAAGCATAACGACTCCTGTTAATCAATTGTGATGTCAAGATCTCCGGTTGCAATTCGCAAAATATCACCGCTATCAATCGTTTTGTTTGCGGTAAGTCCGCCGTAGACTAATAGATTTCCAGATGTAAGGGCATCAAAAACGCCAACGGCAACAACAGTGCAGGCAGGCATCCCGTTGAAATCAACATTGGAATCATTACTGGTTGCTCCACCTGATGCTACTGTGAAAGTCACAGTTTTACGCACATAGGAGCCACCAGCAACCTCTGTACCGCCTCCAGCATCGGTTGGAGCAACAGTGTACAGGGCTAAATAAACAGGGGTTGGCATTGTATAAGATGTCGTTCCTAATATATGATCTAAAATTTTATTTTCTAAATAATTAGATAAATTTCCTGCCATTTTAATCCTCCTTAGAAGCTAAATATTCTTCTAATTCCAACTGATCCGGTCTTCTAAAATTATCCAAAGAAAGCAAAAGTTCCGCTTGTTCTGGTGTTACCGCCTGTAGCGGATTATCTCTTGTGAATCTTAAATTACCTGAATTATAGGCAATTCCGCTTTCAAAAAAAACATAAACTTTATCTTCTGATACTGTTGAAGTTTCTTTTTCTGCTTCTACTTTTTTAACTGCAGCTTTTTTTGGAACAGCTTTTTTTGCCGGTTTCTTTTTTGGGTCTTCGGCATCTAACGAAGATGATGTAACAACATTGTCAGTCATAGAAAATATCTTATCACACTTCTATATTAAATGCGAAAAAGGGGAGGGGTAATTCCCTCCCCTTTTTGCTAAATTGTATATCAGAGCGTTCTAAGCTTGATGTTCTTGCCAATCACATATGATTCAGCATTCTCAATGTTGCTTGCAACCCTCATATATTGGGTGTACTCAATCGTGTCAGTCTTTGGCTTAAATTGGCGATAGACTGTAATGTCACGGTTAATACCAATAATTCTGTTGTTCGGGAATGTTAATTCAATATGACCATGCGAACCGGTTGCACCAGAGTAGTCGCCAGAGGCGGTCTCTGGCATCAGAGGCACTTCAACGAGACCGATGCCATAAGGCGACAGTCCCGTAACACCAGCACCACCATTGGCTCTCATTGCACCCTGAAGGAATGCAAGTTCACCAACAGTTGACGCAGGAGCAGGAGCACCAGCAGTTGCTGCTGTGGCTGAGTTTGGACTCTGAAGGCTAAAAATTGTGTCTTGAACAATTCCTGAACCCGAGAAAAACTTCAGTTCATTTCTGCGCTGTAAATACTTCTTTGGCAGGTTACGAAGAATACGGTCAAATGTCGCTCTAGAAACATTGTTACCGGCCTCGTCAACAACCGTGCCGTTAGCTTTAGCAAGCTTGACGAAGCCGTCAAGAGCCTTAAGAAGCGCGTTGCCTGAAGAGGTGTTTCCATTGATGAAAAGATCGTCAAGATCATTGGCTGTTTGACGAGCCATAATCTGTGCAATATGATCTTCAAGAGAAGCGCCTTCAATGTTGTCTTCCAGTGACTCTGTTGACATTGCCCAGTCAAGGCGAAGCTTAACTGTGCTAAGCGAAACTTTGCTGAATGTAACGGCGGCGTTTGTGCCGCTGTCTGTGGCCTCTGTTGCCTTTGCAAGCAAACGAGTTCCAACCGAGACCTTATCGATCTCCATTTGTGGTGTTCTCATACGAACAACCCTTGCGTTTTGCATAAGAACCGACTGGTCTATGACATAATCAAGGAATCGGTTAGACTGGGCTGGCTTGAGAAGGCCACCCGAATCGTTTCCGACAACGCTTGTTGTCACCTCATCGGCCTTAGAAAGAATTTCTTCTTGTGATGCCATTATTTTATCCTCCTAATTATGACTCATATCCCAGGGCGCTTATAAGACCCTGTGGTAAATAAATATTTTCCCAAACTGACTTTGTGGAGGACTTCTTAAGCTCCTCGCCCTCATTGTCGTCTTCTGGGTCAACACTCTTCTTAACAGCACCGGCTGTAGCGAAGGTCTGAACCTTCTCTTCTTGCTCGGCCAATGCCTTTTCTGTTGCCTCTAATTTTTCCTGCAGTTCGGCACTCTGCACCTCAAAACTCTTTGTGATGGTGTCAATTTTTTCTTGAACCGCAGCTTCAACCTCTTCTTTTATGGAAGTAGCGAAGTTAGCAAGTTTTTCATCAACAACAGCACTCAGAGCATCCTTAAGGACTTCAATATCCATTTCTTCCTCCTGTGTGTTTTCAGTAACTTCAACTATTGTTGTTGAAGCATTTTCTTGAACATCTGGAACAAGCCAATTAACAACCTTTTTTATAAGTGACAATTTTGACTCTTGTTCATCCATGCTAAAGACCTTATCATATTTTACTTGATTTAGCAAGAAAATATTAATATTTTTGTATTCTACCAATTTTTTGGTGCTGCATCAAATGTTCCCCCAATTAAATTCATTAAATCCCGAATTGTTATTTCCGATTCCGACTCATCCCCATCATTATCTTCTTCAAAATAACCTTCTTCGTAATTTTCATCTTCCAGTTCTTCGTCTTCCACTAGAATATCTTCAATTTCATCTAATGAAGCATTTAATTGCCAATTCCATTTTTGGTGCATATCAATTCTGTCTGCCAAATGGGCTATCACCTCTTGTAATGATTCAACGGGGCTCAGTGTGTCCTCAACACCCTTTTTAATTTTCTTAACTTTCTTTTTTTTGCCCCTCATTTTGCTTGGTTCAATATAACCCTGTTGTGGATTTTTAATACCAGCACCCATACTGTCGGTTGTCACCTCGTCGGCTTTTTCAACGCGATATTTTCCGCCTCTTTTTTTGTATTCACGAACTAGCCAAGCATTTGCATATGCCGATGGATAAACATCAAACTTTGCTTTTGCTTCTGCTTTAACTCGTGCATAAAGTTCAGGATTTGTTGGAACATTTCTTTTTTCCATTTTGTCCGTCGAAACATTAATTGGTTTTTTATCTTGACGGGTCTGAGTTGACTCGGCTCTTCTTTTTCTTCTTACAGCCGAATCAATTTCTGCTTGTGACATTCGGGCAGCGCGGGAGGCTGGAACACACTTCGGATACTTTCCACTGCTTGCATCCGATCTTCCGCAGGGTTCAAATCCACCCCCCTTCTTGGGTCTTGAAATATCAACCCAATCTTCTCTAAACCATTCTTTTAAAGATTTTAAAATTAACTCTAATTTATTTTCATCAAAAGAATCTTCAAAAGTATAATCACTTAATGGAGTGTCTTTAATTAATTCCATATAGTCTTCATTATCAAAATAAAACATTTCTTTAATAAGAAGATCTTCATCTTCTAATAAAATTTCATCTACGCTTTTCTGTTTAATCTTAGCGTATCGCTCAAGAAGTCGTCTGCCTTTTGCAGCAAGTCGTGCTGCGTCAGATCTATCCTGTGGCACTGGTTCGCCCCATGCCGCTGCTGAAAGAGCTAACCTTGTAGGGCGACCTTTTTCATCTTTCATTGGTCCAGAAGGGTTGGTGAAGAAGCGAGTCAAAAAAGAACCCTTGCGGCGCATTTTTTCAGGGGTGTTTGCTGGTCCTTTAACGCCAGGTTTTAAGTTTGCCCCTTCTGTTTGTTTAAAGTGTCTGCGACCTGCTGCTGTTAATCCACCCTTTGGATCTCTTATTGGTTGTTTCTTTGCTATTTCAAGAATTTCTTCAAGAACATACTGCAGACTTCCATCTTCATTTCTTTTAATGATGTCTACCGTAGCCAATGCATTTGCGGGATTATCAACCAAACTGAGTTCTCCAAGAACATACTGTTTAATTATATTAATTGGTCTACCATTGTGCATTTTTTCCGACATGGCTTCTTTTTGAATAATTTTACCCCCAATAGAAAATGCTTTTAATGTACCGTCTAAAATTTTTTGCCAAGTATCCTCGGCCCCTTTTGATATATATGCATGAACTTTAATTGCATTATATTTTTTACCATCGGGACCTTTAATTTGTGTAGGTTCAATATGAATTGCTTTTCCAACAGCAATTGGTGCATGCATTTCTCTGATATTGCCACCCCAATTTTTAAATGCGTCAAGAGACGCATTAAAATCTACGACGTCATTGGCTTTATCGATATTATCCGCAGTTGCAATTCCAATTACAACCCTCTCTTCTTTCTTAATCAAATCAATTGGAAATGATAAATTAAAATCTTCCATAATACCTCATAATGTAAAATTATACCTTATATTTTTTTTGTCATCCAATTGCAAAAACAGATAAAGTTGGGGACGCAGTGATGACTTGAAATGTTGTATAATCGCCTTCTATTTTATGATAAAAACCAGCATCTTTAGGAATAACTATATTATATATACCATTAAGCCTAACTGTTGCATTAGTAGAACTGCTATTATTCCAAAAATATATTTCACTTGTATGATGATTTACAGAAACCTCATTTGCAGTGCTGTCAACTGATGTGTTTGCATAAACAATTGATCCATCCATTATTAATCTCCTTAATTATCACTTAGCGATGAGTCGCTAGTGTTATCGCCAGAATCTTGATTCTGACCTCTTTCTGCTTGATCTCCAGAATCTCTCGCCCCGTCAGGCAAAGCCCCGGAATCCGACCTTGATTTTGGCGGGTTTGAAGAAGCATTGTTAGAATTTCCTACGGGTGCCCCGGGCATCCCCTCTTGTTTTGATCTTGTTGGGTATGGGGG